AAGAAGAGGCGGGGGAGGACAGAAAGGTTGGGTTTCCTGTCAATCTTGTGAAGATGATAAAAAAGGAACAAAACCTTGCGGAAGAAAAGATGCTTCTAAGGGAACCAAACAAAGATGTCGCCCTACTTGTGCGGCATGTAAAACTTACAAAAGAAGAAAAGGAAGAAGTTAAAAATAAATACCATTTACAAATAAAAAAGGTGAGACTATGACATGGAAAGAAATGCTAAAAGCACATTGCGGAACAGAAAAAATTCTTTATGGAAATCAGAAAGAATTAGATAAGAATAAAAATAATAAAATTGATGCACAAGATTTGGCTCATCTAAGAACAAAAAAGTCTGAAGGAGCAGAAGATACTATTGTTTCTACTCTAGAAAAAGAAGGAGGGGCTTCCGGACTAGAGCCACTAGAAGAGGCTACTAAGATGTCGGAAGAAGAGTTGAAAGAAATTTTGGAGTCTATGGATAATGTAGTTCAGCATAAGAGTGGAGATTATATTCTACTAGACGGCCTCCCTCTTCCCGAAGATGATGAAGATGATGGAGAATCTAAAAGTAGAGCAAGAGGGGCGTTTACAGCATGACTTGGGAAGAAGTCCTAAAAAAAGAAATAGATTTGGTTTTGCCGAGAGGGGAACAGAAAGTTCTCAAGGCAGAAGATAAAGACTATGATAGAGGACTTCTTGTTAAACTTCTAAAGAATGGAGGATATGAAATGGCATATTGGGCTGGAAAGCATGAGCCATATCCGGTAGAAGTATTGGTTGATGGAAAGTCAATAAAGAAAGATGCTAAGAAAGTTACTATGAAATTCCATCCTGAAATGGAAGAGAAGAGGGAAGAACAATGACATGGAAAGATGAGATTAAAAAGAAAAGAGATAATCTAAGACAAGGCCCATTACAGGCATCTCATTTCAAGAATAGGCAGACTACTATGAAAGAAATAAATGATGCGTGGGAAAAAAGAATGAAACAAAAGCGTAATGCTATGGATAGGTTATATGCTGATTTTCTAAGACTTAAAAACCGCTTAGGCAGAATAGTAGATGACCTAAATGTTCCTAAATCCCAAGAATATGATTTTAAGGAGTTTTTAGAAACCTTTGCTGATGCAATAGAAAGAATGGCTGATGTAAATGCACCTTCTTCTTCTGATTGGACACCGGATGATATTTCAGAAACCATGTCAGATAGCGTTATTGATACAAGAAGAATGGCAAGAGCAAGACAAGACAGTGATAGAGAAATTGCTGAAAGGGCTAGAAGAAAGGCTAAAGACATGAAAGGGTGATTAGCATGACAAGATGCACTTTACTAGACACTTGGTTTGATGCTAAGTCTAAGGAATTAGATAAGGTAGAAAAGGAAGAGAAGAAAGATTTGATTACAGGTGAGAAGAAATGACTTGGAAAGATATATTGAAAAAAGACTTTAACCTTATACCACAGGAGATGAGGACATTTGGTAGGCAGACTACTTACATGAATCCTCCCGAAAAACTAATGCGCTACAACACTAATCTTCATCCCTTTGAATCAGCGAAGTATGTTGGAGAAAAGATAAAGGAAAGATACATAAAATCAACAAATCCTATAGAATACAGGGACCAAATTACAGAACAAATGACAGCCGCACCTGTTAAAATAGCGGAAAAAGCCATTATGAAAGAATTAGACCCTTATATGGATTTTATGCAAGATTGGGTAAAGGAAGAAAACTTACAAGCAGCAAATAAGAAATGGTCTGAATTAACTCATAGAGTTATGTTAATGGTTCAAACCGCCCTTAACAATTTATTCCCAACAATTGAAGAAGCATATAGGTCAAAAGATTTGAATGGTTTCTTGCTTTGGAAGGGTGAAGATTATCAAAAGCAAATGAAAAAAATACTTGTTGATTTGGAAGCACCTCCTACTGAAAAAGAAAAGGCTAAGATTAAAAAACTTCCAAAAAAGCGTGACTATCTAGAAGAAAGGGCTAAAATAATAGAAGAGAGGAGGAAAAAGCAATGATTTGGGAAGATATACTAAAAAATGAAGAAGAACTTCCCGAACATGTAAAGAGAGCAAGGGAAAGAGTAAAACAAGGCCTACCTTCTATAGAGCAACCTCTTATTCCTCAATTCGATGATGAAAAAAAAGTTGAAAAGGAAATGAATCCCGATGATATTCGAGAAAAAATTAGTGACCATGTCGAAACCATAATTCAAGATATAGAAAAATTAAATATTAAAATGGGCATTCTTTCTACTAGAGACCCCAAGCCACAAGATGAAATTGACCAGTTAAAAGAAGAAGTCAAAGCATTGTATCAACAAGCAATTAAAGTTGCAGAAGCAGAAAAAAGGTTTGAAGGACTTAGTGAAGAGTTACAGTGAGTGATAGTTATGTCTTGGAAAGAAATTCTAAAGGCTAAGTCTGCTTCTCAAAAAAAATTGGAACGGGCTAGAAAGACTATGAAAAGAAAGGGTTTGAAAGGATTCAATAAACCTAAGAGAGTTCAAGGAAAGAAGCATTCGCACATAGTTATGTCAAAGGTAGGAAATAAAACTAAATTAATTCCCTTTGGTCAAGCAGGTGTAAAAACAAATCAAACTGCCGGACAAAGAAGGCAATTTAAATTAAGACATGCTAAGAACATCAAGCGTGGGAAAATGTCTGCTGCTTATTGGGCTGATAAAGTAAAGTGGAGTCCTAGTAAGACTAAAGAAAAGAAAAATAAGAAATGGCGTAAGGGGAGTTAAGATGTGGAAAGATATTTTAAAAATGCCCGCTAAAGATAAAAGATATAAAATTAATCAAGAAGATATTGATTTTATGAATAGGCTCAAGCAAGAAGGAAAGAGCAATACAGAGATTAGATTAGAACTCGGTAAGAAAATATCTGAAGGTGGGAGGGGCAAACAGATTAGCAGAGCCACTGTCATATATTGGACTAATAAAGAACAAAGAGATAAGCAAAGGGCCAAGAATGCTAAAAGGTCTTATGTAAAAGGTTCTCCCGAAGATATTAGAAGAAAGCAAAGAGATTCACAAAAGCGCAGGGAAAATTGGAGAGCAGACCCCGATATGAGATTACGCCATGAGATTCAATCCGCTAAAGACGAAAAAAGAAGTGGGAGAAGAACTGTTCGTGGAATGGATATTAAAGATGCTAAAAAATTATTAGATAGTGGGAAACTCCAAAGAGATAATAAAAAGGTGGAAGAATGAATGGATTTAGATACCGTAAAAAAATGGCAAAGTATCCTTAAAAAACCATTTGTAAATTTAAAAGAGACAGGGGTGAATGTCGGCTATATTGGATATGCTAAAAGTGGCGGGACAAAGGAAAACCCAATAGTCTTTATCGAAAATCCTTCCCCTTTAAATGGAGAAGAATGGGATGACAGGTATCTAGTTTCACATCGTCACTTTTGGAAAAAAAATTATTTACAAGTAGAAGGAATGGAGGTTAGTAGTTATGGCAGGGTTAGAAAAAACGGAATTATATTAATGCCTAAAAAAACCTCACATGGTCTAAAAACAGAGGTTAAAGGATACAAGTTAAAGCCAAGTGACTCACATAAATATGAAGATGGTTTTTCTGCTTGGATGGATTCTTTAGAGAGAACGGGAGAACGGGGTAGGGCAAAAGTTCGCTACAGTGTATCATTAAAAATGCTAAAGAATTTAAATGAAACTATTCCTCAAGATGCAAAATTATTTGTTGATGGTAAGTATATAGGAACTTATAATCAATTGAAATACACATATTGGTAGGTGAGCAGTAATGGATTTAGACACTTTCAACTTCGAACATCAAATGGATATGGAAATATCCAAAACTTCCTTCCCGTATTTCTTTGAGAATGTGCTAGGTTGGGAGTTTGCCAAACATCAAGAAGAGTGGCATGAACTCATGAACTCTACCCAAAGAACAGTTATCATCTGTTCAAGAGGTCACGGTAAATCTGTATTCATGCACAGTTGGGTTGTATGGAATTTAATTTTCCAACCACCACCATATCAAATGCTTTACATTTCTTCTAACCAAAAACAGACAATGGTTCACATGAGAGACATTGATAAAATATTTAATCATCCTGCTTTGAAAAAATTCAAACCTGCAAAGGGTTGGGCTATCGGAAATATCACACTTACAAATGGAAATCAAATCTTAGAGCGTTCAGTTGGTTCTCAGATTCGTGGATTGCACCCACAAGAAATTATTATTGACGACCCTTTGAAAGAATTTAGTATCAGTGCGATTCAGAAAGTTACTGATTGGTTTTATGGAGATATGATTCCAACACTACACCATTCTGCATCCCTTAGAGTAATTGGAACTCCTTTCAGTTATACGGATATTTATACTGAGTTATCAGAAAATGAAGCATATACAGTTAGAACCTATCCTTGTTTCAATGCACTAAACGAACCACTATGGCCTACTCGTTGGGATTATGATTCTCTAATGGCTAGAAAGGCTGAGATTGGCTCGCTTAAATTTACTAGGGAATATCTTTGTGTGCCTGTTTCTACAGGAACTTCTCTATTCAATCCGGAGTATTTGGACAAAGCAAAGCACAAAGATTTGGTCATCAAACCGATGAGAAGAGAGGGCTACAAATATTATGTTGGAGTAGACCCTGCAATTTCTACTGACGGAGACTACAACGTAATCACTGTATTAGAAGTGGATGAAAATGATAACAAGTCTATTGTTTATGTAGACCGTTCTAAAAATGTTGAGTTTAGGCAAAACATTGAGAAGGTGAGAATTATTGGAAAGATATTCAATCCCGAAGCAGTTCTCTTTGAAACAAATACTTTCGCAAAATCATTTACTCAAGAGTTGCGAAATGTGTCTGATATTAATGTTCATGACTTTACCACCACTAGGAAAAAGAAACAGGAAATTATACTCAATTTACAGATGAACTTTGAAAATGGTAAAATAAGATTACCTTATGGGAATGAAGAGAGTAGAAGAGTTTCTTCTGCTTTAATAGAAGAATTGTCCATGTTTACAATTACAGATAGGGGCAAGTTCGAAGGTGTAGGAGCGCATGATGATATGGTAATGAGTCTTGCTTTAGCCAATGCCGCAACCCAAACTCTAAGTGAGAAGTTTATTCACTTAGACGATTTGGGTATTTTTGATGATAGGCCTGTTATCAAACCGTTCCGAGGAAGAGGTATCGTTGGTCTAAATTTTTGAGGTGATACTATGTCTTGGAAAAACATACTAAAGGATGAGTCATTTGATGACTTTAGATTTAATATGTCTTCTATGCACCAAGAAATGCTTCAAAAGGAAAAGGAAATGGTTATCAAGGATGCTCAGTTTGAAATTGAAAAACTACTAGATTACAAAGATAAGTTGTTACAGTATAAGCAAAATGAAAGGTTAGACAAATTTGTTGATGCAGGTTTGCCATTAAGACCACTTGATAATCTAATTGCTGCTATCAATAAATGGGTTTCTTCTATGGAAGATAATATGGGAATGTGATACTATGGCAACTCCGGATGAAAAAAGACAAGCGGCTGAAAGGCTAATGCAAGTGGCTGATTTAGAAGAGGAAGCGGAAGATGCCAAATCAGAAATAGAAACTTCTCTCGATATTAAACTCACAGGATTTCTACAGGACTTAGGAATAGTAGATGAGTCCGAAGCAATTGTAAAAGTTAGCCAAGAGTTTGGGGTCAATGCTTCTGTAGCAAGAAAATATATGGACAACTTTCCGGATAAGTATTTGGTAAAGGAACAATATGTTCCGGATATCGTTAAAAATATGAGAAAGGAAAGAAGGGGTCTAAAGGGAGAATATAGAGATAAGATGTCAAAGGCAATAGATACTTTGATTGACGGATATTCTGACCATTTAGAAAAGTGTATTGATAGTATCTATTGGTTAAATCCCTATAAGGCCGCTTTCCAACAGATGAGATATACAGAGGGAGACTTACTAAAGATACATTCTGTAAAGGATTCCCCTACAAGGAGAAACATAATTGATTCTCTATGCAAATTCTGGGAAGCGCAAATAGAACAGAAAGGAACACCTTACAGTGAAAACTACTCTTCTTTACAGAAGAGAATGAATAATGCAAAGAGAGAGTTTAGGAAATGTGTTACTGATATTAGTGCCGTTAAAAAATCCATAAGAGAAGAAACTAATGAATTTATTATTAAAGCAGTTTGCAACCAACAAGGTATCAGTGCTAGAGAGATTTTAGAAAGTATGCCAAACAAACTTTACAAAAGAAATAGCATAAAAATAATTCCTCAATTAATTAAGAAGTTAGACATTACAGATATAGATGGGGCTTACTACAAAGTGTCTGATGAAATCAAGAAAAACATTTGGGCTTACACTGCCGCATTTATTGATTCGGATGGATATATTACAGTTGATAGAAGCCTCAATCCTAGAGTAGGTTTAGTTGCTACAGGTGATAGAGGCAAGGCATTCATGTTAGAAATACACAAGGCAATTGGTTTTGGTCGCCTACATCTAGACCAAAAATCTCCTCAAAATACTAGGCCAGTTAACCGCCTTAATTTTTATTCTCAAGATGATGTTAGAAAGTTATTGACTAATTGCAGGCCTCACTTTAGAATGAAAGGAAAGAACGCTGACCTTTTACTCGAATTAGTTAGGATGAAAAAGGCTCATAAGAAAGCAGATTGGTATAGGCAGAGATGTGATGAGATTTTTAAACTAATGAAATATGAAAATCATAAAGACCATGTTGGGTATGATTTTACCAAAGATAATATTGATATTGAAACGGTAGCAAAGTTACATGATAATTGTAAGATGAATGCTATGGACGAACTAGAAAATGTTGGGGCGATATTAGCATGAGTTATTGCGGAAGATGCTATTGTCTAAAAAACAATTACCCCTTTGGTTTTTGTGAATCTTGTTGGATTAAGGCCGGAAAGCCGGAACCTATGCGACGAAAGGATTGATAAAAGATAGGCGGGTCGTAAGATTAGAGGTGTAGGATATGGCAGAAAAGAGAAGATTTTCGTTGACCAATTTATTTAGGAAGACCACACCTACTCCCGCAGATAGGGAAGTCTACAATATAGGCATACAAGAAAAGACTCCGGCTCAGTTGTTAAATGGCCCACTGATTTACAATATCGTTCAGAATTCTGTAATTGTTAGAACTTGTATTACTCAGTTGAAGCAAGAAGTTTTTCGAAGAGGATACACTTGGGAAAAGGCCTATGAAGCGAGGTGTAATAACTGTGGAAAGGAACACCAAAGGCCAGTGGCCGAGTGTTCTAGATGCAAAAGTACAGATTTACGAATTCCTGACATAAAGCAGTTAGAGTACGCTGAAAAATTCTTGGAAGGTTATGTTAATTCTTCTGAGCAATTATTTATAGATGTTCTAAAAGAATTGGAAGATGATTTGAATATAATGGATGATGCTTACATTGTATTTGTAAAAGAATACTACATTGATGGCAATGGAAAAATAAGGATGCACCGAATAAAAGAAATTTTTAGAGGCGACCCTGTTACTATGCACATTTATGCCGATGAAGAAGGAACAAGAGGAACTAAAGGGTTTACTTGTATTCATCATAGACAAACTATTGTGAAAGAACCACATGAAAATTGTGAGATTTGTGGGGATAGTCTTTACCCTGTACACTATGTAAATAGAGCAAAGGATAACGACCAGCACTTTATTCAAGGAGAAGTATTGCACTTTAGTAAATATAGTCCTAGCAGATTATATGGATTATCCCCTGTGCTTACACTATACAATCATGTCATGACTCTTATTGCTATGGAGAATTATGTTAATGCTTCTTACACTAAGAGTAGAATGCCAAGAGGATTACTAGCAGTTCAGACTAGAAACATGGAATCTATGATGAGTTTTTGGCGTGGAGTTAAAGAAAGAATGGAACAAGACCCACACTACATTCCTGTTATGGGAGTTGAAGGAGAAGGAAAGGGTTCTATTGAATGGATTAAATTCATGGATAGTCTAAAAGAAATGGATTACATTTCTGTAAAGGATGATTTGAGAGATAGAATCTCCGCTTTCTATGGCGTAAGTAAAATCTTCATGGCAGACTCTACTGCTAGTGGCGGATTAAATAATGAAGGTATGCAAATTCTTGTAACTAATCGTGCAGTTCAGATGGCGCAAAATGTTTACAATGAATATGTGTTCCCATTCTTAACTACTCAGTTTGGGATTACTGATTGGAATTTGAAATTGCCTCCGTCTGAAGAAGAAGATGAAATTGCAAAATTAAGGCAAAGAGAAATACAAGTTAATATTGCTGCCTCTACTAAAAATTTAGGATTTGAAGTAGACATGGATGAGGATGGAAATTTCACCTTTACTAAACCTGAACCTGAAACTCCACCACCGTCTGCTGAAGGAGAATCCCTTGCTACTGACCCATACGCAGGAACTAACATAGATGCTTCACAAATGGCCCAAATGCAAGAAGACATGATGAGCAAGCCACAAGAGAATCCACCGGCAACTAGAAATAAACCGAGTATGGAGACAGGACCGGATAAGAGGTTTAGTGGACTTCCTCAAGAAGCAGGAAATCAGAATGTAGATTCAAGAACAGAAAGGAGAGTTGGTTGATATGACAGAAGATTTGAAACAAAAAGAAATACGACTAAGAAAAGAACTAGCAAAAATCAAAACACAGAATGCTGCTAATGATAGAACAGTAAAGAAAAACCGTGACTTTGATATTGCGGGAATAGACACAAGGACTACTCATAAGGCTACTCATGGAGGGGCAGAAGTTCCTGATGTAGTTTTACTTCCTAAGAGAAAGCGCAACCGAAAAGAAAATATTCCATTCTGAGGCGACTTAAATGATAGTTAAAGCGGAAGACGATGTTAGTGAATTTTACGCTAGCAGGCAAGCCGCTAAGAAAAAGCGATTTAAAAGAAGAGAGGAGTCAGCCCAAGCAAGATTAGAAAGAGACTATCGAACTCTTCAAAAATTAAATACTATCTTGCAAGATTATTTAGACGCTAATGAATCTAAAAGAAAAATATTGCTATCAAGATTAGGTAGGATTTTTGGAAAGGGTAGAGGGGGAGTCAATGCTGCACTTTCCTTTCTCAAAAAAATAGAGGAAGGACAGCCTGTTATTCCAAATTATCTTAAAGGCTATCCTTCTGATAAAGTAACAAAACTAGAGAAATCTATAGTTTCTAAGTTAAAAACAACTAGTGAAAAGGAATCCTTTTTGCTTATTTTATATCTAAAAGGAGATGAAGATGAAGAGGGCAATGTTACTCATACTAGAATGAAAGATAGTAAAGCATGGGATATTATTGATGAAATAAATGTACGGTCTCTAAAAATATTTGATAATAATATTAAATTTATTCTTGATGATAAAGAAGACCTTGAGAAAATAAAAGCGAGATTCCCACATTCTGACTCTGAAGAAAGTACTGTGCAGTACAAGGATTTAACTTTGCCTCAGATGGAAGATGACTATAAAGATGAATACGAAGTATATCCCGAATATATGGTTAAACCGAAAATGGCTAAGGCATTGAGAAAGTTGTATGTTCTTGCTAGTAAAGAGGATGCGCCAACGAGAGAGGTTTCTCCATCAGATAGTAAAGAGGAAGAAGAGGAAGAAGAGAAAGATACGGGCTTTACAACTAAGGATGGCAAGATTATTTGTAACACTGTAGGATATATTCATAATCCTAAAACAAATATGTGTGAACCTAGACCAAAGGAAGATAGGATATTATCCCAAAGCCTTGACGATACGATGAGGGGATTGATATCCGCTTTAGACGAATTGCTGGACATGGACGGCAAAAAAATTCTGAATAAAACAAAAGTAACTATCTCGGAATTGCAATCTTCTATTGAACTAGAAATACTTAAGATAGATAAGGAAATCAATCAAGTAAAGAAAAAAATAGCAGAATATAAGTCATATAAAAATATTAGAAATAGGGAAAAGGCCAAGCCCGAAATAGATACGCTAGAAAGTAAAATACGCTCTCTTAGAGAAAGGGCAGAGGCATTAAACAAGAACATGTTGATGTTGGGAGAGGCTAAAAAGGATTCAGAGGAAACTATTCAGTCATATAAAAACCAAATAAAAACACTTGATAATTATATTACTTCGTATAGTAAAGAAGTAATGGACTTAAGGCGAATGACTCAAACAAAAATGGGTAAAAAGGTGAAAAAAAACCCTCAGTATGGCAGGCTTATTGCCAAATTGAGGGGAATATTAAATGTCGATGGTAAAGAAATAGGCAGATTGATTAGAGATTTAAAGGAAACCATCAAAGATTTTGATGAATTAAATGCAGCGTTTAGAGGATTGGGCCAATCGACTCGAAAACGCACACTGCTTACAGAAGAACAGTATGCAGAAATGTTTGATGGAGATAAACTCATAAAACTCCCGGAGTTGATTGAGGAGATAATTGATTCTCCCACACTTAGCGATAAAAATAAAATAGAAACAGAAATGATTGTCAGGCAACTCTACAGATTAAAAGATGAACAGGCAGATGCCGAAGGCTACAGAGTGCAGGATTTGAGAAGAAAGAGGGATTAAAAATGACTTGGAATTGGTACAACGATATAAAGAAGGCTGAGATATTAGATTCTTTAGATGAAAAAAGAAGAAAGAGATTAAAGAAAACTCTACAGGCCGCAGAACCTACAGAATATTTTGGTCAAGATTTTACTAAGTTAGGAGAACTATTAGACATAATGAAAGAGTTGGATTTAGTAAAGTCTGATAAAAAATTATCTAAGAAGATGGAAACTATGGATGAGCAAAACATTGATATTGTCGCCACCGCTAGCAAACTCCGTAAAGAGTATGAAACTCTCTACAGACAAATTAGAAAATTAGTATATCCAAAGAAGGGAGATGACTTAAGATGACAGAAGTAAATAGTGAAGTAGTGATGCTACTAAAGGAACTTGTTCAAAGAGTTCAACAATTAGAAAAGGTAGCATACGATAATGATAATGTTCTAATGAAGTCGGGGTTTGTTGTAACTAACAGTCCGACTCCATCTATGAAGAATAAAGCAGCATCTTCCTTTTCTATGGATGATGTAAGTTCTATGTCCTTTGATGACATGGCTAAGATAATTAAAAAGGCGGAGGGTTCTAGATGACTTGGGATTATTACGATGACGGAAAAATTTTGAAAGATGAACAGGCTAGGGCTAGGGAACAATATCCTAGATATTCTAGAAAATTTATGGAGGCTACAAGTCCCGAAGATAAAGAAACATTTCACGGATATTTGCAAATGTTAGAAAGAAAAATGGGAGTTCAAGTAACTCCTACAATTGAGGCAAGAAAAGGTTCTCTTGAACAATCTAATTTTTGGAAAAATGCTTAGGTGATTAGAATGACTTGGGATTATTACGATATTAAGAAAGAAGAAGAAACACTTACTTCTAGTAATACTATTACTGATTCTAGAAGTGCTGATTCTTATTTGTCTATGAGAACTCGACTAAACAAAGCGTTTGATGCTATTTATGATTTAATCAATCCCCTTGTAGAGCAAGAAGTTTTGGATTACCAAGAAGATTTAATGGAATTTACAAGAGTAGTGGATAGAATTATGAAAAAACTAGGTGAGTAAAATGCCTGAAAGAATGACAAAAAAAGAAGCAAAAATTGAACAGGCTATTAGAGCCGCTAGAATAGCAAAGCAAACTCTACTAGAAGAAAACAGAGACAGAATGCCTTTAGAAGTAGAGGAAGATGTAGTTAAGGTCAAAAGACCAAAGGCTGAGAATGTTACTATTAAAGTTCCCAATCAAGATAAAGAAGGATTTGGTCTTGCAGGTGTAGAAGAGGAATATAAGATTAAGAAATCTTTTACTGAGGAAGAAAAAAGAAAACTCGGTGCGGATTTAGCGGCTTTATTGGAAAAAGACCCCGAAGAAGCATTAAGAGAAATGGAGACAAAAATTATTGCTAGAATGAGGGAATCTGTTGGAAGAAATAAGTTTAAGAAATCGGATTCTAGATATGCCATGTCACCATTTGCTGACATGAATGAAGATGAGTTAAGAAGTTTAGTCGAAAGAAATTTAATTCATCTATCTAAACTAGAACTGCTGGAAATTTTAGAAAACTATCAAATTGGCGAATTGTGATGCTCTATGCCTAAATCCGGCCTTCTATT